AATGGGAACATTTTACTATCGAGAAACACGGAAACACGTTCTCTTTAAGAGGTGGTAAAGATGGTAAGTTGTGTGCAGACGATACTGACCAAATGCGTTGTAATCGTGATGCACTCGGAGCTTGGGAACATTTTACGATTGGTTCCGCTTAATTTTTCAAATTATACACCATAAAATAGAAACCGGCTTCGTCGGGTAGCTCGTGTTCTTCAACACTCTCATCATTTAATAAAAACCACTTATTCTTACGCTTTACGAAACTTACGTAATGTCCATCATCTTGTATCCCAACATGCACCGCAGTCGCAATGAGATTGTATTCGTATTTGTCTATGAGTATAGTTTCTATAATCTCAATGTGACTCTTCCTATCAAAAGAAATCATCAAAACTTGTGGAAGTTTCGAAAACACCATACGCGTCGTTGCTACGTGGTGGGTCTTACCCTCGGTGTCTTCAAAGTCTGTGAGTGTATTCCAGTCAGTACTTTTTTCAAGCATAGTAGCCATATCCTTACCCTCGGAGGTTATCAAGTGAACGCTAAAGTCCTCTTGACTCGATGACTTTCCACCCGGCCACACATTCTCTTGCGTTTTTTTACCATAGAACCAATGCTTAATTTCAGGTCTCGACAACTCGAGTATGTCTATGATACACAGAATCGCTTCTTGAACATCATTCTGTTCCTCAGATTTGAATCGAGGAAACTTTTCACGGAAAAGTTCCAAGACTTTCGTGACGTTGATATCGTTATTACCTTTTGTCCAATACCGCCTGACGAGATCACCATAGGCTTTAGTGAATTCACATTCACCTGTGTATGGATGTCGAATGAAATAATTGGATAATGCTGGAATATTCAGCAAACATTGAAGGGCTGTATTGAAGTAGCATGTATTCCCGTGATTTTCGAGACCCTTCATTACAATTTATGAACATAAAACACTTAAGAGAATGACGCAAAATGAAAATGATAAGAAAAAATGAACGTCCAAGCTATCGTCGATCGTGTCCTCCCTATTTTCGAAGCCCACAAGAATGAGGGTGACATAGAAGTTGAAATTCGTCTCGGTAAGCACAACGGTTCCCTCTTTGACACCAACGTAGGCAAAGATGTTTGGAAACGAGTGCTCGCAGGACTCAACAAGTACAACGGTTGGGAATCTAAAAAGATTTCAACCGTCGATGTTTACTACAATGACAGTAACAATGTTCGTATCACATCAGACGAAGAGACAGGAGAACAATCTATGATACAAAAAATAAGCGTCTCCAAGGAGGATTTCAGGTGTGACCCCCTAGACGTTCGTTTTTGTATCGCCCGTGAGATACCCACATCTGGCGACTACGAGATGGACCGAAAGAGAACCAAAACGAGGCACTCCTTCGTACGCAAGAACCTCAGTATAGATATGACTATCAGTAGTGGTGACAATGCCGACATGGACTCTGAAGAAGAAGCGACCTACCAAATTGAACTAGAGATTGTGAAGCCCGATGCTGTCGATGATGTCTACAAGTTTTTCAACATCATTCACAAGGTGGCCGACCTCTCAAAACTAATTTCATCGTAATATATAAATGATATACTTCTTAGTAGCTCTCATCGTTTTCTTTCTCATGTTTGATAAGCAGAAAAAGTCGGATGAAGTTGAGGGTTCTAAATTTTTCTACATCAGCGAGGGCGCCTCCAAGAATGTCTACCTCCAAATGCATGCGGATAAAATGGGAGACAACGCCCTCAAGAGATTTGTTGAAATGGAGGATAAGTTTCTCGAACTCGAACAAAAATCCGTGTGTTCGGGGATACCTCTCATAGTTCAGGCTAGTGTAATTTCTAATAAAATTAAAGATGCATTTCCAAAATATGACTTCTCCTACCACACTACACACCTTAAACAAATAGCTGAACCAGGAAAGACCATCAATAGGAAAATTAAATGTCAGTAAATGTTAAATGAACGATATACAGAAAAAGTTACCATTCATGACGGCTGTTTTTTCTCATCTTATTTTTCAAGGACTTGTACTATATCGTGGTGCAGAGATGACTTTAAACAACACTGATATGTCTACATTCGCATCAAAAAATCGTCTTTTTCTAAGTTTATTTACTATACCTTTAGTAATAGCTCTTGTGTTTGCTAATCTTGGTATTATAAGTAAAGTTGTTATCTTTTCAATTGTGTCTTTCATTACGGGTATGACGTATCACAGTACCAAAGATTTACGAGAAGCACTGTTAGAAATGATTGGTATTTTCATAGCTATGGTCATCGCAGGTTTTATTACAGTACATTTTGGTCTTAACCTTCGACTTATGGGTCTCATTCTATTTTTCGGATTGTTAACTCTACTCATCGTTCGTCTTTTCAGACCAGGTGATAAAAGCTATGCAAAAATAGGTGTGCTCATATTTATGTTGTACATTGTGTATGATACGAATCAGATTTTACAAAGAAATTATGGAGGTGATTTCGTATCCGCAACATTGGATTATTTCATAGATATAATTAATTTACTTTCTTTGTCGGAGGAAAATTAAATGTCAGTAAACAGTATATGAAGACGGAATTCAGGGATATTATTGCATTTTCTCAACGTTCTCTACAAAATGTTGGTGCGTACATTTCCGTGTCATTCGCACTTCTCGCATATTCTCGATTTTATCGTGGTAAAGGAAACGCTGTTTACAACGTGGCTTTCATCATTATAAGTGCTGCCATACTCCTACTGTCTATACGACTGTTACACATCTTATTACTCTATAAGACAGGGTTGGAGGGAGAAGATAAGAAGGTATTTGAAGAGTTTATGACTGTTCCCAGAAATCTTTTATATCTTCTCTACGTCATTTTAGGATTTATACTTTTTACTCTCTACAGAGAGCTTAAACAATAACCTGACATAAATAATATGGAGGGAGAAAGACACGTAGTAATAGAAAAACCAGACGGTTCCCTCGTGGTTGGATTTAATGAAGAAATTCCGACACCCCCACCCGAGGAAGTCGTTGTCACCGTTTCCGAAGGGGTGAGGGTCGTTAAATATAGCCCAATAAACGCAGTCACCGCAGATTTCCTTGTGTTTTTTGCGATAGGAGTGATGATGATGTATCAAAGATACCTGGATGCGTTCAATGTTATTTTTGGTTTAATGACGTGTTACGCATTTCATAGAAAACCAGTTCCATATCAGTTCACAGGTCCTTCGCTTTTAGGGGCACAATCGTACGCTTTTATAATGTGTACGTTCTTCGCTGTAACTCATATGTGGTGGGAAGCCGCATATCAGTTTAGTTGTGGAAGTAATATTTTATTCGCTTTCTTCAACGCTGAGGAGATCGAGGAGACCCCGCAGAATTAGGCGATGTTTCTCACTTTTGATGAGCTTTACATCTTTCGCATAGTGCATGATGAGTTCGTTATCATCGTTCTCACCACGTTCTTCACCCATTCGTATGTAGTCTGCTATAACATAGATGACCGCATCAAGAAGTTCTTCTCGAGCCATTTCCATCCACGAATTTTTTTGTGTTCCCCATTCCCTCGTGTCGTCATCGACTCGCACACCGTGATTATATCTTTTCAACCCGAGCTCGAGCCGCACCAATAGTTCGTCGTGCGTTCCCATTTGCATTTACGTTGGCCCTAAACTTTAACCAATACTTTCTGTATTCCGCCATCTTCCTATCTGTTGGGGGTTTCTTTTGGTTCATGATATAATTCGCTGCTGCACGGCGGTAATTGTTTCGTAAATTATAGGGAATACCCGTGACGTTCGCAGACTTTATGAGATAGTTCTTCTCGAGCTCCCTTCTCCTCTGCATCTTCCAGTTGCTCACCATTTGTTTCTTAATTTTATCGACGACCATCTTTCTAGGTAAACCGAGGGACTTATCACGATTGTTACGTCCCACACGTGAGATGGCATTTTTAACATTCTTGACATCCTGGTTGAGATTTGGTTTGTAACGGTTCATCCATGAACGACCAAATTCCTTGGTGAGGTCACGACGAATGGAGTTTTCGTCTATACCAACCCTTTTCGCTCTCGCCTGCATCTTCTTAGTCACGGCTTCAGCCTTTTTGTTCCGTTGGATTTTCCTCTTCGTAGGCTTGGGTGGAGGAGGAGGCTTGGGTTTCGATAGATTGTTGCGAACCCTCTCTATCTTTTGACAAATTGTTTTCTTTGTCTCTTTATCATCGAGTTGAATTTTAAGAATCTTAGCGATGCGGATGAGTTCATCCTTCTTCTCCGTGGAACAAATCTTACCACCAACCCTGAAAGTTTCGGCGGTTCCACTGAGTTTCGTGTTCTTCTTTTTATTCACGTTTTTGAAAGTTGCCACTTTTTGACCGGAAATTTTCCTGATCCTGTCACAAATTTCCAACTTGGTCGCATCCCTAGTTCCGTCCCTCGTCTTTGTTCTGAAGTTGACAACCCCCATCTTTCTCGCTAAATCGACAAGTTCTGCCCTCCCCATACGTTCGCACCTCTTACCATCAATTTTGAGTGCGTTTATTTGATTGTTAGTCAGTTTCATCTTGGGCTTTGCCTTGGGCTTTGCCTTGGGCTTTGCCTTGGGCTTTGCCTTGGGCTTTGCCTTACGCTTGGGAGACATTCTAACTTTCTTGATGACAATATCCTCACCAATAATGAACTGTCGAATTAATTGAGAGTTGGCTTTGTACGCATTTTCAAGAATGGCTGTATTTTTAGCACCTATAATCTGTATATTACCAGATTTAGTTATGTTCAATGTGTATCCGTTCATGGTGACATACATAATAGGTGAAAGTTCTGGTTCGTAATTGACTCTACCATACTTTTCAAATTTAGGCCGAATTCTTTCCATGTTGAACACACCGTTAATGTTAAACTGACCACTCAGATTATTAAACTGGATGGGATTGTAGAAAAACGGTTCCTTCGTCGTGTAGTTATCAACTACGTAGCGACGAATAAGCTCTGGTTGTCTCAAAAGATGACTTACTAAAAATCCACCCGAAAAGCGAATCTTTCCGTTTTTGTAAATGTTTACATTCACTCCACTACTCTCACCCCTGTCGTTAGATATTATCATCTTAAACTCTACAGTCACGAGGGGTATGTTCATACTACCCTTGAGACCCAAATTACGTGTGTGTCTAAGGGCAACCTGTTGTTGACCATATCTACCCACCATTTCCAGAGTTTCTATATAAAGACCCTCTACGATTTGCATTTTAGCAAGGGGTCTTTTGGCGATGATTTGTTTGAGATTAACGACGACATCTTTTTGTCCGTAGCCACTATCAACTCCGGCGTTAAACATACCAGGTTTTAGTGGGGAAATCTCGAGGATGGATAGGTCACTGAATTCATTGACCATGGCTGGATTCATCTCGGTGAGAGCTTTTTCAAACGCAGCCTCATTGATTGGAGGTAGCTCGTTAAACTCGCTCGTATCTATGGGTTCTCTCAATGCGTTGTTTACCAACTTGTTAATATTGACATCCGCAAATTCATTTTCGAGAGGAGCGGGACGCCTTCGTTGTATTTCGGGTCGAGTGGGTTCACGGAAAAACTGTTGGCCTCTTACAATTGCTTCTCTACGAGCCATGCGTTCCGCTGCGTTGGCGCGCTCGGCTCTTTCCATTTCCATCTCGAGTTCTCGAGCAAAATTATTATTAGAGTTATAGTCGGGACTTTTTCGTACGTCCACACCAGACTGCCTGACAAATTCTTTGACCGACTGGCTCATATTACTATTAGTAAGGATTTTTTTAGTGGTTGGTGCCGGTTACGAGTTGTTCATCTACGAGGTCAAGACCAAAAATAACCGGCTGAAGGGGGTACTGCCTTCCACGATAGGATACAGACTCGTTTCGAACTTCAATCTTATAGGAACTGAAAGGACCCGCATAGAAGTCCTGATGAAATTTGTGCTGGCCCAAGTTGTTGGCCCTGCAATGCGTATTGAAGGCTGCTACGAATAGATTTTGAGGGACGTATTCTCCCTTACCAAATTCGATGTTCGTAGACTCGAGGAAGTGGATGAGTGAGCTTGCCACCATCGCCACCTGCTTTTGGATAGTTTTGAAATACTCAGGTACGACGTTCCATATATCTTTGTCTCTGTATTTGTTTGAATAGTCGATGTATGCCTTGACACACTTGAACAGAATAATAGGAAGTTCTTGTTCGAGTTTTCCATCGAGCTGGGGGTCTGCTTCGAGAACCTGACGGCTAAAGTTCCATGGAAGAATACGACGCAAAACAGAGCCAGAGTTATCCTTCCAGTTAGGAACCTCGTTGCCACCCAGAACACCTGGAGTTTTCCATTCAATAGAGAGAGCTTGTTTGTTCTTCACGGCGATGCTGACATCCTCACCTGATACAATAGACTGGAACTCAGCCTGTTCGAGGGCGAGGTCACCCTTCACCTCAGGGGCGATGAACATGAAAGAGTCATAGATGGATGAGAGACCAAACTTTTTTTCAATATTATTTGAGAGTGTCTTTACGTCCTCATTCTCATAGAACTTCTTGAATACCTTTGTGATGAGGGTAGACTTACCAGAGCGCGCAATACCTTTGAAGAAGGGAATCACCTGCCAGGTGTCCAGTTCACCTACGTCGAAGCACAGACGTCCACCCATAACATAACACCAGTTACAAACCTCCTTCTCAAAGTTTTGATATTCTAGGATCGAATCAAACCAGGGTGTAGGAATCTCTGTCCAGTCTTCGATATGGGAAAAGTCATCAAATTGTTTGTCGAAATATTTACAGGCAATAATAGTGGGATCGAGACAGGCGAACTCCTTGCTGGTGTATGGGTAAAAGCTGCACTTGTAAGAACCCAGATTAGGGTCCCATTCCTTACCGACAAAAACACCATTCTTGAAAGACCACACGTGCCTCCTCTTAACGATAGCGGGAAATTGAGAATCGATGCACTTCGAGATGTTGTCGATGACTTCCCTAAAAGTGCTTCCCTTACTCGTGAAGTTCTTCCAGTTGTTAAAGTCGTCATCTTTCTGTGCGAGAGAGTAAACAAACTCCTCGATCGTCATTTTGGGGGACCATGCCCTCGTCCTGTAGCGCTCGATAGTCTTAATTTCTTCGCAGCAATATCCCTTGTACCTACGATACCCTGCTTTGTAAAGTTCATCAAGGACGAGTAAGAGACATTTCTGAAAGGGTGAAACACTATCAGCGTCATCCTCAGATACAGTGGACGGATCGAAAATTGACCTGACCAGAGGCTCGGCTGTCTTGTTGACAACTCGCTCATAAGACATGTAGTGACGTCGAATGTTGTCGTATCCATCCTTCAACTGTTTCAAGATGTTATGAATTCGGTCAACGACGGTGTATCCATCATCGTTCCGTTTCTTATGAAGACCGAGATTCTTAGCATGATTCTTTAGATTCACGAGATATTCACGTTGTTTTTCACGGACACCCTTGATAGCCAGGATGTCTATTTTAGATGGATTGGGATTACCATTCTCCCAGAAGTCACGGTGAACGAACTGCCTGTATCCCAAGTTTCGAGCAGTTGTGAAATCTTCTGAAGTTAGACTCCAATATTTTTCGTAGGATGCTGTTGTTTTGTTAATTGAATCTTCATTCATCGACTGAATATCCATCTTTAGTAGTTCAGCGAGTGCTTCATACTGATTCGGTTCCTTGTCGATGAAGTGAGTACCTTCCATAATTATACTATTTACAATTTTTCTCTCTAATTAATTTTTCAACTCACTCAAAATCTTTATAAGGATTTTGTTTTGCATCTGAAGTTGCTGGGAGATGCCCACCAGAGCGCTACACACAGTGTCACCATCCTCAGTGGCGAGGAGGGAAGTCATCAGTGTGGGAAGGTCTACCCCGTCATCCTCGAACATGAGGTCATCGTCCACCTCTTCCTCGGTCTCCTCAATTTCCTCCTCGGTCTCATCCTCAGTTACAATCTCACCTTCTTCAATCTCATTTTCATCAGGCTGCGTGGACATTTATGATAGGTTGAGGAAATATCGTATGCGAAATTTCGCACTTTACCCAAAATTATTTTCTCTGCTTATAGTACAACAACTCTCAAAATGGCCGGCGGTCTCATGCAACTCGTAGCGTACGGTGCCCAGGATGTCTACCTTACTGGTAACCCTGAGGTAACTTTTTTCCAGGCGAAATACAAGCGCCACACTAACTTCGCGATGGAGAACATCGAGCAGACCGTCAACGGTACTGCCGCCAACTCCGGCCGCGTCTCCGTCACTATTGCCCGCAACGGTGATCTCGTAGGTGACATGTACATCGAGCTCAAGTCGGCGATCGCCACCACCCGCACCGCGGATGCTGGTGACTGCAACTTCGTTGCCGAGCGCGCAATTTCCTC